CCGATCTTGGCGACCCCACCTCATGGCAAGAACGCACAACAGGAACTGGGCGCGGAGACTTCGCTTTTGTGCGACCAGTTACTGGTCTTGTTTCCTATGTAGGTCAAGATACCTCTACACGATTAATCGTGTTTACAGATCGAGCCACATATTCGCTTGCAAGTGGAATTTTGGACCGCACTCAATGGCCCACTACGGCAAACTTTCAAAACACGCTTTATCCTACAATTGGATGCGTTTCTAATAGGTCGATTGCATTCCAAGCAGGTCAATTGTGGTGGTACTCCGATGGTGGATTGGTTGCAGCAGACATTGCATCTGCAAGTTATTTATCTTCTCAAGTCTTGTTTAAAGACATTGAGATGGCGAGAACCAAGCAACTCATGGATGGCGATCCATCCAACATTTGTGCTGTTTCGTTTGAAAACTACCTAATGTATTCTGTTCCATATCTGTCAAAGCTCAATACTGACACGATGGTTATGGACTACGCTCCTGCATCAGAATGGGGTGGGGGGCGGCAACCAGCATGGGCAGGGGTATGGACTGGAACTCGTCCAGTTCAATGGACAACTGGCAAGATCGACAATCAAAATCGATGCTTTCAATTTTCTATTGACTATGCTCCAACTGCTGATGGTTCTTACAATCATCTCTGGGAGGCATTTCAGCCAGAACGCTACGACACTTATCTGCAAATCAATCCTGATGGATCGACTACTGATTTGTACAACAGGATTTATTGCCAGTTAGAAACTCCATTGCTAGGTGATGGAATGGATTTAAAACAATTTATCTATTCTGAAATTGATGCTTGCGAGATTGGCGGAACAGTTGATTTAAAAGTAAGCTACAAGGGAAGTAAAGGCAGGTATTTGCAAATCTTGAATCAAAGGATTTTGGCGGTCACTAATGAATGGCAGTACAAAGGGACTCCATTTGAAGATCAGATTAACAAGGTTTCGCTTTTAAACACTCAATACCGCCGATTGATTACTGAATCCGCGAACAGAAGTGCAACTTACGAAACTTGCGAAAGCACTCTAACGAATGATGTCGATAAGGCATTTTCAATTCTGATTGAATGGTGCGGCGAAATGGGCATTGAGATTGTGCGGCTATTCATCGATCCTTGGAGCGAGAAAGCCACAGGAATTCCTCAAGCTAACGAAACGAAGTCATGCGTGGTTGGGCAGAACGGACAGAATTTCACGATTGATCTTGAACCTAGCCCATACGAAAACGCTTCGCTAAACCAGCAGACATGGAGCGCGAAAGTTTACAAGACTGTGACGCTTCCTTGCACAAGCAGCAGCAAGACTATTTCAGCTACCGCAAGCGCATCGTTTATTTCGACTGTTTCTTACTCTCACGCTAAAGAAGAGGCGAGCAAACTTGCCGAGCAAGCCGCGACAAATGCTGCCCAAGAATTCAAGGCAAATAATCCCTGCTAATATGCCAAGTATTAATAAAGCAAAAATAAGATTGACGAACTTCCCCAATAAGTTCATATCTCCGTTTGCCGATGAATTTCTCGTTCCGGTTTACTCTTCAATACCATTTGAAAAAAACCAAAACAATTGCTTGCCATGTGCGTTGTGTGGCACATACAACGAGCGTCAAGATGTCTTGGATCAAATCGGGTCGAAGTATATTGGTTTCAAGCAGGGACCAATTCCCGACGATGTATTCGTAGGTTTCAACTAATAAATAAATGAGATCACCAATCGAATATAAATTAATTCCAAAAGATTCAGGAGAGTTTCTTGAACTTGTTGACTTTGCAGAAACATTTGATCACCAAGTTGTAGACCATCCGCAAATTAATGTTTATGGTCATTATCGTGACAATCAATTAATTGGCTATAGTGACCATGTTTTTATTCCAACAATCTATCCAGCTTTCCATCCTGACTTTACAACTCCGAGAGATGTAGTACAAGTGATGCATGATTGGCGAGTTCATACTCAATTTGCAGGTGGACCAAGTTATATCGGAGTTCCGTTACAAGGTGAACGACCTACATTTACAAATGAAATCATGGAAAAACTTGGTTTGGAACGAATGAATCGCGAAATTTATTTTATTAAACGAAAGGACTAAATATGGGAGGTGTAGCATCAGTCAATCCGGGCGGATATATAAGCAGACCTGATATGAGTCAGGAAGGTGCTTTGTTATCTCAAAAGCAAGAAATGGGGCGCGGAGCTTTGGAAGGGCAAATTGCTGATCTCCAAACCCGTGGACAACTTTTTGACTTATATTCAAAAAGCCAACCATTAATGCAAACTTTTGATGCAGAGCAAACATCTCGTCAAGCAGCAGAGTTTGGATTAAGTGGAGAAGCTACTTCCCGTCGATTTGAGCAAATGCTTTCTCCAGCAACTGCTCGTATGCGTTACCAGTTGCCAGAACAAATTGAACAAGCAACATCTGCTCCTGCATTTAAGAATTTAATGGATGAGTGGCTACAAAACAAAGGCATTGCAGCATCGTTTGCAACTGGCGTTGATCCATCTAGCACTTTTGGTCGTTCTGCTCTTGCAGATATGTCTACGGAAGAGGGCAGGAAAAGAATTCTGGAAGACATCAATATTCGACAAGGATTTGTTCAATCTCAAGCAAAGCCTATGGGCGGACTGGACCCCGGCGCATTGATCGGCGGCAGGATGGCATCAGAAGCGGCAAATCTTGGTGCAATGGCAGACTGGCAAAAGAACATCTTTGCTGGGGCGCAATCGATGGGAGAAGGTCTTGGTCAAGCTAGACAGAATGCTTTTGATTATCTTTCCAAAAACATGGGTGAGATTTTAAACCTCCAACAAACTGGAAGAGCAAATCGTCAGGCTTATGAGCAATCGCTTTACGATGCAGCGGCAATGAAAGCAGAGGGTCAAAATAAAATGAAAGGCGCATTAATTGGTGGAGGCGCAGCACTAGGTGGCGCGGCGATTGGCGCAGCGGCAATTATGATATGACGAAACTTGTTGAAAACACGATTGAGAAAGCAAGGCTATGGGCTAAAAATTGGCCCAATTCTGTTGTTTTGTGGAGCGGCGGTAAAGACTCAACTGCAATGCTCCATTTGTTGCGTTTTAAAGCTGGGATTGACATTCCTGTCATCCAGTTTCGCCAACCAAAATTTCGTGAACGATATGCATATTCTGATCGATTGATTAAGGAGTGGGATTTGACTGTCTACGAGTACCCGGCTAGCCGATATGCGCTCGCAGACGGGCCTGATACCGAGACTGGCGAGGTTCGCTTCGATCTCCTTCACTACTTCCAATGGGGAACTAAAGCAATTGTGCTATCACTAGGAACCGAGCGTCCGAAAGAAGGTGAGAAATTCATGTGCGGCGTTGATGATTTCTTAAAACGCCCGACAGGCACTTTCAATTGGCCTTGGGAATCGGTGTGGATTGGAACGAAAAATTCCGACACAGATTTGATCAAGGGTCATGTGCCATTGTCGCAAGAAATTCGCTACGCAGAGGGCAGTCCTGTGTCATTATACCCTATGCATGACTGGATGGATCACGACATCTTCCAGTATTTGATAGACAACAATGTCGAGCCTGATCCGACTCGTTATGTCGAGCGAATCAACATTCACACAAGCGCAAAGCAATGGGGAAATAATCCGGACAAATCTCTCAATGCCGATTTCTATCCGACCTGTTTGAATTGCGTAGATCGGCATCAAGGCAGTCATGTGCATTGCCCGAAGTTAAAAGCTACGATTAGCAACATTTCACATCTAGCACCCTACGAGGACATCGTGATACCAGACTTGGGATTTCGACCAGTAGAATGGAATAAGGAGAACAAATAATATGGGAGGAGCAAAATCAGCAACAAGCACTACACCGGGCGGGGCATTTAATCCTCAAGCACCCGTGATGAAAGCAACGCGAGCAACTGCCGCAGATTTGCAGGCATTTGATCGCACTCAAGCTAGGAACCAGCAAATGGCGCAAGGTCTTATGGCTCTCGGCGCAGGACTTGGTAATGCTGCAACAGGACTTGGTTCATCTGGTGGTTCTCAATCTGGGTCCGAATCCAATGCCATGCAGAGTCAAATGCAGGCAGAGCAATATCGTAAATTTTTAGAGATGCTTCAAAAGAATCAAGCAGAAGGTTTAGGATTCATGCCCGATATGCCGTTCCAGACGCGCAGTTCTGGCGAGGAGGCAGTTTATAATGCTTGGGCAAATGCTCCGAGTACCTTTATTAATTCTGCGATGGGTGGTATGTCTAAAGGTTTTGGGAAGTGATTTATGATTGTGAAAAATGTGGAGCTTGTTGCAGTTTCAAGTGGTCATGGCCGATCTTCAAAAGAGATCGATCTGACGCATCAAGCATCCCGCAAGAAATGCAACGAACTGATTATCCGTTAATGAAGACAGAAAATAACAGATGCGTAGCTTTGGAGGGAGAATTAGGCACAAAAGTTAAGTGTTCTGTTTACAATTGCAGACCACAGGCGTGTAGATTGTTTGAACCCGGATCGCAACTTTGTTTGGAGGCTAGAGCAAAACTAGGAATTTAATATGGGTGGTTTTCATAAAACACTTGGTCAGGTTTATAAACCGATTAGAAAAATTGTTGATCCATTAAATATAATGGACCCATTTAGAATTCTTCCCGGCTCAAGTGCTGGATTTACTAATAAACCTTTTACTTTTGATAAAAATTTTGCTCTTGGATTGTTTAATGCGCCAAAAAATCAAGGCACTTATACTCCAATGACTAAAGGATTGAGTAGCAATCCTCAATATTTTGCTCAACAGCAACAGATGCTGAACAATATGCGTCAGCAACAACAGGCTAAATTAGCTAATTTGCAATCACAAGGACAAGCGTATCCAACTACTGCTGCTACGCAATCTGTGGAAACTGCACAAGCACCAACAACTACAACTCCAGTTGCACTTGCACAATCCAAAGTTAGTGATACAACTGCTCCTGCTGATATGCCTACCGAATTTATTTATAAACCCGCAACAGCACAAACTAAAGCTGTTGCTGCGAATACTTTTCAAATCCCTGATATGTCGAGCATAAAGTTTGGCGGGGCATAAAACTAACAAAACGAAAGGAATAACTATATGGGTGGATTAATGGGTGGAGGTGGCGGACCCAGCAAAAGCCAGATTAAAGCAGAGCAAGGCTTGCGAGCGCAAGAAATGCAAATGCAACAAGCAATGTTTAACCAGCAGATGGCGCAACAGATGCAGATGTATCAGGAGCAGCAGGCTGCATATGAAGCAGAACGCAAGCGAGTTGAAGAACAACAACGGCAGGCGGCAATCGAATCGCAGAATGCTGCCGCTCAACAGCTTCGTCGCCAGCAAGAATCAAAAGCGCAACAAGAACTTTCTACGCTTTCCAATATTCAACAGATTTCTGACCAGAATAAATTGGAGCAAGAAAAGCAAGCTCAAATGGCGGCAGGAACTGCTGCAACTGGTGGTGGCTACAATCTTGGTGCGGCACGGCAAAAGGCACTTGTTGATATGGGTGCAATGGCAAATTTGCCGACCACAGAAGTAAATAAGCCAACGGCAAGCAATGCTTTTGCTTTGCCTAAAACAACTGGTCTTCAATTCGGAGGTACTTAATTATGGGCGGACGAGGAGGTGGCGGAAAAAAATCTAGTGGTGGTGGCGGAAGTCAATCATCAGATCAAAACGCGCAGATGCAATCGCAGCAAGCGCAGATGCAGGCGCAAATGGATGCCGCTCGAAAAGCCGCAGAGGCAGAGCAGAAGCGTCTTGCCGCAGAAAAGGCCGAGCGTGAGCGTCAGCAAGCTATTCAAGCCGAAAATCAAAAAGCAGCAGATTTTCGTCGTTCTGCTGAAAGTAATCTTCAAAAGAATTTTCAGTCGATGGCAGAGAATCAACAACGCCTCGACCAGCAAGCCGCGCAAGGCGCAGCGCAGACTGTTGCTGGAGGGTCTGGATACAATATGGCAACCGCACAACAGCAAAAAATCGCTGCTGCTGGTGGTGCTGGTGGCGTTGCTGGACCCGCTGCGACGAATGCACCCGGAGCAGGACAGATGGGCATTCCTCAAGCAATGGCATCCAATGTAGGAACCGGAGGCACTCAACAATCAACTAATCGTTTCGCTTTACCAACCGCATCCGGTCTTCAATTCGGAGGAATGTAATATGGCAGCAGAATCCTACTCTTTTTCACCGCAGTTCGCGACAATCCGATCTGAATCTCCACTTGCTGGGATGCGTCCTGTCGCAAGCATTCAGCACACGGCACTTTCATTCAAAGCAGATGAGCCATTTAAAATTCGTTCATCCGGTGAAGAATTAGTAGGTCTTGGCGCGATTGAAGGGGTGAACAAGGGAGTAGGGGCGGCACTTCAAGGGATAACTACTGCTTATGTAAGTGAACGAGAAAAGAAACAAAAAGACATCGATGAAACAAACAAGTTTGAAAGAGATAAAGAATTAGCTAGAATCCGTTCAAAAGGTGATGATACAGATGAAGAA